CGTCTGCTTCATGAACGTAAACGAACGCATCTGCTGGATTTCAAGCAGCGCATTGTTCACGAGTGTGCGAAAGACGCCCAACTGGACGTCCGCCTTGGTGGAAAAATGAACCAGAGACTGAAGCTCCTGGAGATTCATGCTCATTCCTTGTCCGCGCGCGGCGCCGGCAGAGACACAGCGATGTCTTCACCGGAGTTCGCCACGAGCTCCTTCTCGAACTGTGCATCGTGGACTTGGTACACAGGATCGTTGATCGACTGAAAAATAAGCGCTGCTGTTTTGGACAGAATCATATTCTGATACAAATCGAGTAGGGGTGTCGTTTGTCCTGCATCCGTCACGGTTCCGGGATATGCAAAATAATAGATCGTGTAGGTGGTATCTCCGCTGGCAGCCACCGGAAGAGTGACTTGAAACCCTTGATTATCCTGAGTATATGTAAAATAAACCGGCGGCCGAAAACTTGGGACGAGCTGTTCGAGCTCGGTCCGGGCATACACCGGTACCGGATTTCCATCTGGATCGAACACACAGAAACGACCGTTCTGAAACTCTTTGAAATCTCCTGGAAGATCAACTTCAGTGTTTCCGTCAAGAACGGTCACACTTGCTGTTGCCTTCATACAGTCCCAGGAATGGCGGCGCGCCGCTTCGTGGACTGCCCGGTTCAGAAAGTCCATGTAGTTGTTGGAATTATTCGCAACATCCGGGCGATCGACCGTGATGACAAGCTGGTTGATTGCGTCCTGAAAGGTCATTGATCGTGGACAATAAAAAGTCGGTGGTCCCTGTCAACAGAAACCACCGACTCGAATACTGTGAAAACCTTGAATCACGTACCATGAACCGCGCCCGGCGCGTAGCCGCGCTTGGCCGGATCATTGGCATCATTGATCTGAGGTTCGGTCTTCAACGGAGGCATGCCTCCGAGGGTCGCCTGTTGATCCTCCGGAGTGGAGGCAGGAGACTTGACCTTACCGGACGAAATTTTTGAAGGCTCGCCCGCAACCTGACCGTATTTCTTAGCCATGACAGATCCTTATGGTTGGATGTTTACTGGATGACGATGTTGTACTTCTCACTGACCGCAATGATTTTTGCGGCAAGTTCGGAATCCTTCGTTGGAAAAAGAGCGGTCGGGAATCGGAAGGTCGAACCGTCCGTGAAAACAATCTTTTCACGGGGGTTGATGTTCTTCACGAACACGAATCTCTTGATCGCCGGAACGGACTTGACCGGAGCGGCAACTGAAGTGGGGGAAACCGGAGTTTCCTTGGCCACTGCAGGAGCCGTCGTGGGCTCGGTCGGAGGAGGGTTCTCGAACCCGGCCGGGGGAATCTTTGAGACTTCCGGCTTGGGTTCTGCAATCCTGGGAGCGAACTCGCCGGCCAGTGAATCCGGCTGGGGAGCCGGAACACTGGCAGACTTGACCGCCACCGCAGGAGGTAGGATGACCTTCGGCATGTAAGAAGCGACCGGTTAGGTCGTGATTTTTTGGAGGTTGTAGGCGAACCCGAAGGCCTTGGCGAACTTCAGCTTCAGTCCGAGCTTGGCACGGAACTGCTCCTGATAGGCGTCCTGACCACGGGTCTGGATGTTGCGCTCAAGGAAGAGCGGCTCCATGACTTTCTGGACCACATTCGGCAGGTCAATGACGAACATGGCGCCTTGGTAGGCAGTCGTCTCCTGCAGAAGCGGATGGAAGGTCAACTCGAGAATGCCGAACGGCGTGACAATGGTCGTGATGTTCATGCCGAACACCGTCTCATTGTTCATGATGCGGAAACCCGCAGCAGCCGTATTGGCAAAGTCAGAGATGGCCGAGTACGCCAGAGGACCGCACAAGGCGAGTTTCTGGTTGGATCCAAAGACCATAAAGCTCCTCAGCCAGGCTTTGAAGTCTTCGAGGGCCACACCGGTATCGCCCTGACCGTTGAGGATGTTGTCCGTGAAACCGCCGCGTTGCAGCGCATCACGAACACCACCGGTCTGGTAGATGAAACCATTGGTTCCAGTCTGACGGTCTTTCTTTCCGAGCAAGAACGCTTTCTCAATGTCGCCGCAGATTTTCTCCAGGGCGTAGAGCCGGCGTTCGCGCAGCGGGCCTTCCATGTCGGAACGCAGCACCGTTCCTTTGAAGGCATTGGTGAGGAAGATGGACGAGTTGAAGGTCTCGACATAGTTGCGGAGATCCTCCGGATTCTCATACACCGCGCGAGTAGGCAGGGCGCCTTCCTCGGCAGTGATAAACATCCGCGTCCAGAGATCGCCGTCGTTGATTGCAGCCGCAGTCGTGCCGGCCGCGCCGCGCGCCACAGTAACGTTGGCGGAGGTTGGATCAGCGGTCACGCGGATGTATTCACCGGTCCGGTTGTTTTCCAGAACAGTATTGAGGGACAAGCCCTGCCAGACGGCATTGCCGTCGCCGTCGTCGAACGTAAGAGTCGTGTCGGTCGAGAGAAAGCCCGCATTCGAAAAGTAATCATTCCGGACGGGGTCACGCTCGAACCAATTGAACTCCGTGGACTCCGCATTTTCTTTGCGGAGCATAGTCATCAGAGCAAAAAGCACAGCGCCATTGCCGACACCTTTGGCGTGCCGGACAGTGACGTGCTGTTGCCATTCACCCGTGAGATCATCGGTATCAGCATTCTGAACCGAGAGGAGACCTGAGATGAGAGACATTTTGAAACCTTGGTTGAGTTTGCTGCGAAATTGCAGCAGCTCGACCCAATAAATGAAATTTCCATACGTCAATTAATTATTGACGTATGGAAATGAAATACACTATCAGATTTCAATTATCCCGGCAGAAGATCCATAGGGTTATCCCGCTGGCGTCCCTTCATATCTTTTCCTGGAGTCGGAGCCGGAACATTTCCAGCCGGAGGTTTCACGGAAGATCTCGGCTTCGTGGGTTGAGCAGGCTTGCCAGGCGCGGCCGGCGCAGGCTCCGCAGCTTTTGGCGGGTCCGCCGGAGCTTCTGTGGTTACAGCTGGTGCAGCGGTACCTCGAATCTTTTGAACAATGGCCCGTGTGTTGTCAGCGACATATTTTCTGAATTCAGGCATTGTCATTCCTGCCAACTGGTCCGTGTATTTTTCAACCGCGGTGTGGGCGACAGCGTTAACAATGTCAATATGGTCTGCGAGATCAGGATTTTCGGACTTGAAAATCTCCTCCTCCCGTGCGTCAGCCTGGGCCATGCGCTCGGAATCGAGTTCATCCTTGAATCGAAGAAGTTTATCAATATCAGGCCGAAAGTCGCTGTGGAGCAACTTTCGCGTCATGAGAATCGCGCGAGCAGCGTCCTGCTGCCGGATCTGCTGAAGTGTCTTCACAGCATCCGGACCACCCGTGAGAATCTTCTCAAGCGTGGATTCATCAAGCGGGGCATCGACAAGCGGCGCCGTATCCTTGATCCAGTTGGAATCCAGTTCGCGGACCTTCTGCTCTGCGGCCGCTTTTTCCTCAGCCGTTGGTTCTTTGGTGGGCGCCTGCGTTTCAACCGGAGCAGGCTCAGCAGCGCGACGCGCGGCTTCCTTGTCCGCTGCCTCGATTCTTTCCTTCAACTCCGCCTCGGTGAATTCCTTCTCACCGATCTTTATTTTCTTGATTTCGGGCGCAGCGGGCTTGGGCGGATCAGCAGGCTTTTGGTCTTCTGGTTTTTCGGTTTTCGCAGGAACAGCCGGTTTCGCAGGAGCAGGCTTCGGCGGATCCGCTGGTTTTTGATCGGCAGGTTTTGCGGATTCCTCCGTCTTGGCCGGCTCAACAGGAGCAGCCTTCGTCGGATCCTCCGCTTCGGTTTTTTCCGGCAGCACTTCGGTTTTTGTCTCAGGCGCGTGGAGACTGGGATCATCTCCGACCTTGCTTACAGGAAGGCCAAAGGCTTCCTCGACACTGACAAACTCGATTCCTTCACGAGTGGGTTTGGTTTCAATAGGCATGTTAGCGTTGGGTTGATATTAGTGTTTTATCTTTTCGTTGCAAAATCTTCTGGGCGATCTCGAGTCCCTCGATTACCCCCTGGGCTTTTCTGAAGTCCCCTGCATCAGAAGCTGTTTTCAGCTCCGCGCATCTGGCTTGGATTTTCTGAGCCAGCTCGTACTCCATGACCAGACGGAACGGAGAATTCTTCATCACGTCCCAGACGCGCGTTACCTCATCCGGCGTGAGACCTGTCGCTTCGGTTGCGGTTTTGAAAATGTCCACGTCGAAACTTGCAACACGCAGTCTCAACCCGCTCAATAAAAAAATTGATTACTGGTATAGGTTTTCAACCAAACCTATATTGAAAATCAAACATTCTGAGGCCTAACCATTGGCGCATGTGCTGGCGGAAGAATGTGAGGAGCAAGTGCTGCATTGGCTGGCTTTGGACCTGGTCTCACCAGCACGCCGGGCTTCGAAGCAACCAACGGCACAGGAGCAGCTGGACCGGCAGCTGGAGCGCCCGGAGCAGGCTGTCCCGGCACAGGTTCAGCCACACCGATCTTCTGCATGAGGACAGCCTTCTCAAGATCGTTGAGAGTTTCCCACTTGATATTGATTCCAAGTGCAGGCTTGAGAGGCGGTGGGGGTGGAGGCGGCTGGTTGGCCGCGGCAGCCGCTTGCTCTTGCTGGATACGGGCGAGGCGATCCGGACGGTAGCGATACTCCTCGGGCTTCATGCCAGACAAACGGAACAGGTCGAGTAACACGCGCCGTGGGTCAATGCCGTCCGGCCCAGGAGCAAACACACCTGGGAATTGAGTCGCGGCTTCCAGCGCACGGGAAAGCGCAGCCACCTTTCGCGTATCCGCTCCGGGCAACGTGCCGTCATGCGCCCGGTAATCAAAGATGCCTTGGATCGCATCCGGCGTGATCGTGACAGTATCATCGAACGCACCAGCCACGTCTGCGGTCTCTCCCTCGATTCGCCGCACCAACTCCTGATCGTAGAACTGTTGGAAATTCGAAACGAACCTTTTGGTCTGGGGCACGATTGCTTGGACGGAAAGCAGACGCGCGATCGCCGACAGCCGACCGGCCGCCATCTGCGTCGTTCCTTGGAATTCAGTCGCCGTAGTTCCGCTGGAACCGACCTGGCCTTGGAGATTCTGATTCGCACCCGACGTTGCTTCCGCGAACTGCACGAAGCTTTTCATCTCATTCGGAAAACCAGCAGTCGTATCAACAACGGGAACCTGACGGATGATCTCGTTGATCTGCATGCCGGCAGCATCGGGAAGAATGTTAATAAACTTCCCCTCCTTGTCAGGATCTTCGAAGTCTGTGATGTCGATCAAATCGCCGCGCGCCATGAACACATTGCCAATGGTGCGTGTAACCGCTTCCTGGTGACGGTTCTTCAAGTAGTCGACGTAATCCTGAATGTTCTTCAGGATCATGACCCACGATGGAGAGAACTGATAAAAGGGTGAAGGCCTGGCCTCCCCGATCGAGTAGGGGAACATATCATGCTCGGTAGTGGCTTCGGAGAACGACAACACCTCACGCTCGTTTCCCATCGTGACTTGGAAAATTTGGGGATCCGTTCGATCGTCAATCTCGTAGTCCTTTGGAACAAGACGCACCCAGAGTTCACAAAAATCAATCACGCCCGGATCCTTTGCATCCGCCCGAGAGTCGATCGGAGTCGCGACCTTGCCGCGCTCGTACGCCGTACGTGAAATCAAATCCAGACCAGTCGGACCGGTAGCCGTCGACGACGTGGGATACGCCAGACTCTTGGTCGGCTTCTTCTTCAGCTCCTTGATCGCACGGGGCGACAGGTACATCGGATCGTCAGGTGGAAGCAGGCTTCTCGCCGCGAGCTCGGTCCAAGGCTTGTTGAGGCGATGACCAGCGAATCGCCCGTCCTGAAACCGGTATAGCGGCATCAGCGGATCAACATAAAAGTCATAGGGAGAAACGATCTCGATCCGGTTGTAGGCTCCAATGCGTTCCTTGGTTTTTTCCGGAACCGTCTCCATCATCGGCTGGTTAGTGATAGGATCCGTCTTTGGATTCCCATCCTCGTCGAGCACGGGCTTCTGAACATCGGTCCACCGGCTCTTGTAGATGGAGGAATAGCAGTCGTAGAAAATCCCTCGATTGTAGGTCAGCGCGTTCTCAAGCCAGAGCCAGCCGAGTTGATACATGCCGGCCGTTTGCTGCTCGGCATTCCACTCGAGAAGCTCGTTCATGACCCGCGCGGGTGCATCCATCTCCGGACCACCGGGATCGACCTTGTGCGGTGACTTGTCTCCAAAGAGCGCCTGCGCAAGGAACGTCGTCATCGTATGGACGTGCGTTGCCGTCATCGGCAAAACAAACCGGCGCGGATGGCCCTTGCTCAGCTTGATGTAGTCCTCCTTGCGCAGCGTCGCATAGCACATGATGACGTCATGCGCCGCGTCGAAGTCGGCCGTGTAATAGTCCAGCGTCGCGCGCGCGAACTGGACGTAGTCCTGACACATCTTCAGGACTCTGCGACGAAAATCCTCGTCCTCCTCAAGCCGCGCTGTAAGTGAAATAGGCATCGGATGGAGCGGTCGCGGAGATTCGAACTCCGATGGTCTGAGTGGAAGTCAGAGGCTCTGCCATTGAACTACGACCGCAAAAGGTCATTCGTCGTCTCCAAGGGCTTCAGCTGGGGAAACGGTATCGGACTTTTCGCGCTTGGGGCTGTTGTCTTCCGACTCTTCGCCATCATCCTCACCGTCGTCTTCACCCTCAGCGGCCTCATCGTCGCCTCCGTCTTCGGCATCCTCTTCATCTTCCGAATCGGATTTGTATTCCGACGCCTCGCCGTGGGTGATCGAAAGTGTGACAGATTTGGGCGAATCCTTGCCAGGCAGTTCGTCGCCGAACGCATCACCGCCCTTGACCGCCTTGACCACAAAGTTAACTGTGGCAGTTCCTTTTTCACCGACCGTGCATTTGCCGAGACCGAAGGCCTCGACCTGCGGACCGGTCAGTTCAATCGTGGGAGCGTGCTTTTTCTCGGCTTCTTTCTTCTTCGAACCTGAAGACGAAAGAGATACCATGGGCGAGCTGGCACCGTACTTTTCCTTATCGGATATGACGAGAGATTTCATGTTGTAAAATTGACGGCTGGAAAAAGTCTCAGGTTAAACCTTTCCAAAGTCAACCCTTTCTGTGACGGCCGGCCGCAGCGAGTTTCTGGAACCGGGCAAACCCGAGTTTCTTGCGGCCAATGGAGGCCGCTAACGCACCCGGATTTGTGACACCGGGCCGGTGGGAAAGTTTTGCTTTCAAGGTGGCAAAACGAACACCTGATCCAAGTGGAGCTTTCATAATAAATTCAAACTACCAGTATTTTCGCTTCGGATTCAACTTTTTTACGCGGCCTCCCAAAAGTCCCGTCGCCGGCTTGAGTTCGTCCATGATCCGCTGAGCCAGCCGGAGACAGTTGATCTTCGGATACCGCGAAGCATCAGCAATATGGTCGGCTCCATTCGCCCGCGGTCCCTTGATCGGCTCACCCGAGGAAAACCCGGCCTCACCCTGGAAGGGATACCGGTATTCCCCCACCGAAGCATTGTACAACCGGGGACAATGCTTGCTGTCGATCCGGTACACCCATCGTCCCAATGGATCCTTGGTCTCGAACAACCGGTTGCAAATCGCAATCGTTGTATCCAAAGAACGGACACGAGTCTGCCAGCGTGGATTGATCCCGTTCTTGCGGAGGACTTCGACGGACGCCCCGGTGTCTTTCTTCTGGGCTCCGGCCGGATCGCAATAATCCAGCACCCCGGCACAGACATCGCGATCATTGAAGAAGGGAAACTCCCGCTCAGTGATGTCGATGACCGCCCGGCACTGGCGCTCCGTGTCGCTCATCTCCTGATAATACTCGTGCAAGTCCCACCAGTATTCGAACGGGACAATCCCCTTCTTTCCCAGATCAAAGTCGATCTTGAAGTAGGCGGAGAAAGTATTGGCGTGCGTTGAACCAAAGTCCCAGCCGCGCACGAGGTAGGCGCCCTTCGGCCAGGGAATGTTCTCGCTGGCATGCCGGTCTTCCTTGAAGGCGAAGAATACGGGCTGCCCGTCATACAGGTCTGCATATTCACCGAGCAGATATCGGCGATAGTGCGCCGGCCGGTCCCGGTATTCGTCCTCAAGTTCCTCGATGTATCCGGGCCGCAGGTTCCCCTTGTTCTCGACCGTACGCAGATGCCAGAACTGGTACATATCGTTGCTGCCATGCTTCGCCTCCATGCGTGCAATCCAGTGCCGCTTGCCCGGTGGATTCGTCTCGAGAATGAGCGAGTAGTCACTGATGTACTGGCCGTAAGCATCCTTCCACCGCAGACACGCGCGGCCGAGGCCCACGTCCTCTTCCTGCAGCAGGTCAGCCTCGATCATTATCATCATCGAACACTCGTAGCCACGAAGCTGTCCCTGCGACTTGTTCTCGTCCTTCAATCCGCGGAACTCGATGTAAGAGCACAGCCGGTCTCCTTCATTATCGATCCAAGACTTGATGGCCTGGCGCGTGCGCGGCGCTTCTTGGATGAACGCATTGTACGCTTCCACTGCCGCAACGGAGGGAATGCGGACCGTCAGTCCTCCGTCCCACTTCCGGAACAGGCTGATCTCCTCGTCGAGATCCACGCGGTACCCCATCGAGTAATACACCTCATTGAAAGTCTTGACCGAAGTGTCCTCGTTCGACACCTGCGTCTGCCGGACGCACAGCACCTTGGCGCCGGCGTAGTGGTTACAATGCCGGACGGCTTCAACGGCCACTCCGGTTGTCTTGCCTGATCCGCGGCCGCCGACGAGTACCCGCACCTTCGCCGTCGACGAATGGAACTGCTGGATCGACGGTCCAGGTTTGTACCAATCGACTGCAATCTCATCCGAGCCCCGCGCCTGGGAGACCCTTTTCACGGAGCTGCCTCCTGCGCCTGGGCTTTCTTATCAGCCGGCCGCACCATCGCGTCCGTCACGAATGCTGGCAGCTGTCCCTCTTCCTCCACGATGGGCGCGCCGGCCCCCACCACCTGGTTCAGTTTCTCAAAATCCACCTTCGACTTCTCCGGATCCCAGTCCCCCGGCACCACGTCAGGCGTCGGCTGCGACTCCGAAATAATCGTCACCGCCACTGCATCGGCCGGATCAATGTCCTCGTTCGGCGGCAGCTCGATCCGGTTCACCTCCTCCTCCACCGCCTTCATAACCTTGCGCGGTGCCGCCACAACGGAGGGGAGATGAATGTGGATTCCCGCCTGCGGGTTTCCCCGGGCCTGGTTCGCCGGCACCTGCTTGGTTACGAGATCATCCCCCAGCGCCAGCATGCTCGCCTCCGCGACCAGCTTGAGCGCCTTGGCCATCGTCAGGATGTCCCCCGGCACAAGGATCGCGTTCTCCGTCTGGTAAACAGCCAGCACCTTATCGATGTTCGTGCGCAGGCTCTGAGCCGATTGAAGGATGTCCTTCCGGTTCGCCTCGATCGCCTGCTGCTTCTGCACGATCTGAGTCTCCGTGACGGAGACAATTTCGGGCTTGGGCGGCGGAGCGACAATGGCTCCTCCGTTGCGCGCCAGCATTTCCCAGTCTTCGCTGCGGGCGCGTTTGACCAAGGTCGGCAGGGAAATTTCGAACTGCTCCGCGATTTCAGGAAGGGACATACCCTTGCAGAAAAGCAGAAACGCCGCGGTAAAGTTCATTCCGTGCTGTGTCCTGGCTTTGAGATCGACCTTCGGCTGCGTTGGTTCGTTGGACATTTGGCTAGTGAGAATTTTATTCCAAAAATTTTTTCGGGACTCAGAGCAAGACAACTTCCCATTTCTTGGCAGGGTCTATTTTCCCAGCCCGTTCGTCTTTCTCGCGAAGATCCGCCGCATGGTGGACTACAATGCTGTCTCCAACAATCAGGGGATTGCACCAGCAGAACGTTGAGTCCTGGTGCTTTCGTAGATCGTTCATGGGTATGCAATGGACCATTGGCCTGTTGGTTTTATGACGCTATGATGCGTTGGGTATCCCTACTTGGGTGGCTGGGAGTCCCAACGTTCAAAAGAGGAATCGAGTTCTCGGGATCGTTTTTCAAATGGAACTCCTTTATCTTCTGGAAGTTATGAAGCTTTATGGCGTTGGAACCCAAAGTCCCAACGCTTCTCCGGCCGGCCTGGATCAACGCCGCAACGCCCGCAGGTCGGTCTGTGTCTCATCGGGTGCATACCACCCTCCGTGCCCCAGACCGTCCGTCCCGTCAAGTCTATTGTTCCACGTGGCACACGTCCCAACGTCTCATCGACACTTAGACAAAGAGACCCGCCGCGCCGGTTTCTAGGTTTGGCGGCGCGGCGGGCTGAGCACACACGCAAACCGCAGCGAGGCGAGTGAAGGGCCAACGTTTCGCGGTGTCAAGGTTTCTTTGACACTTTTTCAATCAGTAAACTTAGTAAAGATGATGCGTTGAAACGTCGGAAAACTTTACACTGAGTGTCGGAAAACCTTACACTCCTAGTAAGCGGAGGGCGGCGTTGATGCGTTGATGCGCCTGCGAATAAAGTGTCGGAAAACCTTACACTTTTGCGATTTCCCCCTTTCGGCCAGCGCTGGCCGCGCAGCCGAAACCCAATTCGCCAAAAAGTCAACGTTTTTTCCGCGCCAACGGAAGGCAAAGCAAAAACGGGTTGGAAACCTCAGGAAAAGTAAACGTTGACTTTTCACATATATACCCTATCTATGCCATTTAAAAGTCAATAGTCTATTATGTCTCTACTTAGTCTCGTTTTGATATTCGATTTCTCCTCTGAATCTCAATAAGACCCATCAATTATTGATAAAAATCGTCAAAACCCCGCTATGTTTTAAGGTTGTCAAAATGTTTATTCTTGACATACATTTATACCCCGCTATAATGCCGCAAATCAACTCAAACCATGCCTGAAGAACTTCCAACGGAAACCATTTCCCTCCGCGTTTTTGACTCCCGTTCTGTCTTTGTTTCGAGCTCTGGCCGCACGCTCTGGAGCTATGGTTACAAGAAAACATGGAGCGCCGCCGTTCGCGTGATTAAGGAAGGCCGTCGCCTCGTTTGGGCTGCGCCTGACGAAACTTTTGATTCCGCCGTACGTCGGCAGAACCCCGGTTTCCGCGTCGTCAACGAGGAGAACTCGCCAACCTACAACGTCTCAATCTAACCCTCGCGCCGTCATTTTCGAACCATGAAAACTAAAATCATCAACACACCCACTGGCAAGATCGTCAAGTTAGGCGACGTCGTCGATTCGAACCGAGCGTGGAAACGCGCGGAGAGAAAAGCCGGATGCTCGTTTACTGGTTTTTACAATGGCCTTGGTGCCGAATCCGGCTCCCCAGCCGTCAAAACTCACTTTCAGCGTCAGCGAGCGCGGTCTAATTTTTCGCCCGGTCGCAGCCACCTCGCCCGACGCATCCAAAGCCGAGCCGCTAAGATTTTGGATACCGTTGGCCATCCGCCCAAAAACACACCTTGGCCAGAAAGCATCCGCGCCCTGTGGAGATTTGCCCACCGCGGGCCGGCGCTCGTGGTCCCCGTTCGCGTTCTCCCCCTCCCGTGAACCTCCGCCGTTACTTTTGAGCAGGAGCACAAATCAAAAAAAAAAACAAAAAAAAATGAAAAGCATAATCAACCTCCACCACACCACCACACCGCCCGCGCCGCAGAGCGCGCAGATACTCAGCCGACTCCGCAGTGACTTCGAGGGTGATGACCGATATGGCGTCCTCACTGATCGCGACATCGCATGCGACGGCGGCAGTGGCCCGCGGGATATCGCACTGCACCGTGCGGTCGCATGGATGCTCGACCGGCGGAATAGTACATCGTTTTTAGCCGTCCTCGATCCGGAGGATGACATGGTCGCGACACTCGACAAGGACGGCGAGGTCGTTTGGGAGTCATTGGCGGATTTTGGAGGTGCGTCATGAGCCCCGCCGAGAGCGCCAACCCTGAATTTTGAAAAAAAACATGAAAACCAAAGCTCCAAAGATTGATGCCGTGATCTTGGGTGCGAATTCACTCGTGCGCCGGGCCAACCAGGCCACGGTTCTCCGTAGCATGCTAAGGCGGCTCCGCGACGCTGCCGTCAATACACCCGCCCTTGACTCATCGGCGGACTGGACAGCGTTGGTCGAGGAAGCCGACCAGGTGTTGAGCAATACTCCGCCGCTGCTGGCGGAAGGACACCGCAAGCTTATTCTTTTTGCCGAAGCAGTGGAGGGGCTTATCGCTTGGGCGGTCGACAACGGCGCGGACCAAGCCAACCTCCGTGCGCTCGAAAGCATCCGCCGGGATGCGCTTTCCTCGTCGTGACCATTGTTTCTATTTTTCTCCTGTTGGTGCTCCTGTACCTCGAAACCGAGGCGGGCATTACGCTTTTATGACTACACTCTCCAAACCCGTTTGACTTTGATTCAGTCAACCATAACCGACGAAAAACAAACTTATCATCATGAGCACTTCCGAACAGATTCCAGATTATAAGCTAGCAGCCGAAGAACTGCAAAAGCTTTTCGGCTCGCTAAATCTTCAAGTTTCAATCTCTGAGCCCTTCGGTGCCGTTGAGGACGACTGGCCTTGTATTCGTTATACGATTACAATCAACAGGCAGGCCTTCGATTACCGGATGGGAATCGGGCACGTTGATTGGAAACTCGCGTTGCGAACGATGGAAAGCCAGTCTTTTTCGCGTTATCCCCGCTGGATTGAAAGTTTCGTCCGTATTCAGGCGGCGGGAGGAGTTATTTCCCAAGCCTGCAAAACAGACCTGGCGAAAGCGGCGGCGGAAGTCGCCAAAGTTCAAAAGGTGAAGCCAAACCCGGCGGAAGTGCTGGCGTCTGTCTGTCGCGACGGATTGGAGGCTGAATCCCAACTTTTTGAGGAGTGGGCATCGGAATTTGGTTGCGATGCGGACAGCCGCAAGGCTGAACAGATTTACCATGCATGCCGCAAATGTGGAAGCATGGCTCACCGGATCGTCAGTCCAACGATCTTCCGCCAACTCGCAGAACTCAGCAACCGCCTTTAATCCCATGAAAGCACAAATTCATATTCACATGGACAACGCGGCCTTTGACCAGGCGCCTGCCAGCGAGCTCGGCCGCATCCTCCGCGATCTCGCCAGCAACATCGAGCAAACCGGCGCGGAAGAGGCTGTTTTACGCGACAGCAACGGCAATGCTGTTGGGGCGTTTTGCATCAAAGAGACGAACTTGTGACCTCGCATGGAGCCAGGGTTCCGATTGAGGCGGCGGAACGAACCTACAAGTTTGCAGTTGCCAAGCGCGCCGCGGGCTGGCACCGTAACGGAGAGCAACACGAAATCGGTATGTACAACCTAGACGCCGTAAACGAGCAAGGCATCGTCGCTGGATGCCATCGAATCTCATGGGATGAGATTGAGCGTTTCGCCGCAACCCAGGGATGGAGCGCGTGAAACTTTGTCATCTAAATTCGGTTTTGTAACCTAAATTCAACTATACGATAAATGAGCACTTCAAAGGAAACCAAAATAACCGGGTTCAAGGGCTTTAATGCCGATTGGACTTGCAAGGGTACGCAATATAAGGTCGGCGAAACGGTAGAGTACGACGGACCAGTGAGCCTTTGCAACTCAGGACTCCATTTCTGTGAGAATCCGCTTGATGTCCTGATCTACTACGGCCCGGCAGGCAGTAAGTTTGCTGAAGTCGAAGCGGATGGAGTCTCTGAAGAGACACAAGACGACTCAAAGCGAGTCGCGAGCAAGCTTCATCTCAAGGTTGAATTGACGCTAAAATCGCTTTGCGAGTTCGGTGCCAAATTCATTCTTGACCGCGTTGATTTCAAAAATGCAAAGGAAAGCAATACGGGCGACCGAAGCGCCGCGACCAATACGGGCGACCGAAGCGCCGCGACCAATACG